AAAAAAAGATTGATCGATAATCAGCGGTAGTGTGGTTAACTACTGTGGCGGAACTAATGTTGCTGAGATGGCAACATCAATAAATAGTATGACCTAATAGCTTTTCCAACCGGCGAAGCCCTTTTAAGAAGGCTCACACCCTAACCTTAGAGGACATGAGTACGACCTTATTGATAACCAACATTAACATAAAATTGTGACAAACAACTTCATGACTAATGCCGGTTTCAAAATGGAACTAAAAAGATGGATTCGACCTCAAGAGGTCTTACCTTTCTTTAGAGTTCCAGTCTGGCTCATGGGTCTATCACATATGTGGAAACAAGGTTTCCTACCAATGTGCAATAGAGTCCAAACATTATGGAAACATAATGGATCCACGTGGTTAGTTCAGTATCTTGCTGAGGTATCCCGTGCTATTGTATGTTGGCTTGGTAATGAGAAATATAATAGATCTTCGATCTTTATAGCCATTACTGGGAAAGGCTTACCCAAACTAATTCCTTTAGTACTTCGTAAATCTATGATAGCTGGAAAGCTACGAGATTCGAGTACCGGGAAATTAGTTATACGAGCTGTATTAACAGTTCTATCAATCTACCGAGTAATGGGTGCACGACCAGTTGTTAAACTGGGTACTATAACCGATCCTTTTAAAGGGATCAGCTGTACTCTACCTCAATATGAGATAGATCACGCAGTGCATTCATTGGGGTTGAAATCTTTTAGATTACAGCAACCTGATCTCTTTACGATATCAGAGTCTGCTGGACCTAACTACGCAAAAGCTACATATGGTGCTCCATTGGATGCAATAGCCTATATCCGTTATCCACGAGTGTGGTATAACTGGGTAAGATATTGTTTATCTAATAGATACTATATGACTGTCCTTTGGCATTTCGGATTGATACTACTTGGAATGGCCCTTTTACCTATCATGGTAATTTCGGAGAGTTTCCCTAAATATTTGGGACGTTTAGTTAAACTAAACGAGGCACGAGGAAAAGTTCGTATAATAGCAATTACAGATTGGTGGACACAAGTTGTGTTTCATCCTCTCCATAATTCTATTGCGGCAGTCTTGAAAAGATTACCGATGGACGGAACCTTTAACCAGGTGAAACCATTACGACGGCTTCTCGATTTAAATCGTGCGTCGCACGTGCTTTACTCGTTCGATCTTAGTGCAGCAACTGACAGGTTACCTGTTCAATTGCAAGTCCAAATTCTCAACACTTTAGGTGTTAGAGGTGATTTGTGGCGGGCTATCTTAGATAGACCTTGGCACTTAGATGATTCACCGATCAGGTATTCTGTAGGACAACCAATGGGGTGTTATAGCTCCTTTGGGATGTTAGCTCTTACCCACCATCTTATAGTTCAGATAGCGGCTCAGAGAAGTGGTTGTACATGCATTTTTACAAATTATGCAGTGCTAGGTGATGACATAGTTATTGCCGATGATGGGGTGGCGAAAGCCTACCTTGCAATCATGGAAGTTCTCGGTGTAGATGTAAACCTTGTGAAATCTCATCAAGGATCTACAGCTGAGTTCGCCAAAAGATGGATACACAGTGCCTTAGGGGATTTTACTCCTCTTGGTGCTGGTAATATCTTGGTTACAGTAAGAAACTACAAATATCTACCGTCATTACTTATGGAAATGAGGGAGAAAGGTTACTTTCTTTCCTTATCTAGCGTAAAAGATATATTAGGGTTAATGCCGTTCTTAAAGCGTAAAGCTTCAGACAGATTAAGACTAATATTTATATTGATGATCCTAGGACCATCAGGCCTAAGTACTTGTAGTACCCATTCATCAGGCGAGAGCCTCGAATTATGGTTACGTTCACTAGTACCATGGTATTTTACAAATCTACGAGAGATCGTGCTTGGATCATTTATGATCCGACACATCGAAGACCGTAGTAGTATATACACCAAATGGCAGAAAGATAAACTATACTTTGAAAACAATTGTTTTCGGTATAGCCTCTTAGAATCCAAAAATGGCTTTGCCACTTTTGGGCTGGGACATGGGGGAGGGCTACGCCGCTTAATCTACGATATAGTATATTGGGATGGCGCCTCTTTACGGACTATTATTTTCTATTTGATAAGATATATTAGTTCGGCACTCTTGATCAGAGTGTCTCCTGCTTGGTATGCGTACATGATGGTCGAAGACCCTCTCGAAGAAATGAGAGAGGAAATGGACTTACCTGACCGTGATGAAGAATGGGATGAAGCTATGCTTGATCTCATCAAACTCAGAGATTTGATTCTCGAGTGTATGAAGGTACCTGAAGGTACTTCATTTATATCAGGTTGGGTAGGTAATAATCAGACAGATCCAATCCAAGCTTACGAAAACATCTTGAAAGATGTTTCTCGTCAACTAGATATGTGGAATAAGCCTGGTCCTTGTCAACTTGTTGACCTACATATAGTTACCGAGGACTCTACGGAAGTAGATGAATCGTATATTCGTTTAATAGACGAATAGAAGACCTAAGAGTAGTTTTACCAATGAAGGTAAACCAGGCCTTTTGAGTATTATGTATAAATACCCGGGACCCGAATACAATTTTATTGTAG